TGTCCTGTCAGCAAGCACGTTTGAAAAAGCAAAAAATTGTCTAGCTGCAATATTTGCAGCTCTACCAGATTCAAGTGTTACCGCAGACATTACAGCTACATTATCTTTTACTTCTTTAGACTTTCTCATTAATCTATCTGTTGCATCTGTATAATCTACTAATTTATCTGTTGCTTTTTTAATTTCTTCACTGCCGAGCGAATCTGTTGCTTGTGTAATTGATCCTAAAGCGGACTCAGTTGCTGATAATTGACCATTTAAAAATGCTTCAAGATCTTGTGGTGAAAGACCAATTGCTTGTGCTGTAAGCTTCTTCTGCATAAAATTCATTTCTTCGTATACTAATCCTTGATCTAGTAGCTGTTGCTTTAATGATCTTGCAAATCCCTCTGGATCAGTATTAGCAAGTTTAAAAAGCTCCATAGTATCAAGTGTTACACCAGTAGCTGCAGCCAAGCTTGACATAGCAGCTGTTGCTTGATCAAAGCTTTGAAACTTTCCTATCATAGATCCTACATCTCCCATGCTTAGACCTATTTGACCAACATATGCAGACATTGAGCCCATTTGAGCATTTGTCATCATTCCAAACTTACTAAAATCACTATACATGAGCTGCATATCAGATGAAATCTTTTGAAGTGATTCACCAGTTACTTTTTGAGTTGTAATTATTGTTGCTTGAAAATCTAACAACATTTCGCCAGTTATTTTTCCCGTCTTAGAAAGCTCTCTTCTAGTTATTTCTGTTATTGTTGTTGTGGATAGATCAAATGCATTTTTAGCTTGATTTAAATTAACCATCATATCTGCTGTCATAGATTCCTGGCCTTTTGTAAAAAGTCCAGCATCACTTTTCATAACAGAAATAAACTCTTTATTTAACTCATCAAGATTATTATAAATAAGTCCTGCAGATACTACTTGTCCATCTGCCATCTCAATTTGATGGGCAGCAAGCTCTTTTGTTTGAACAACCATGTCATCTGCAAATTTTCTCTGTTTTTCACTAATTAAACCTTCCATGCTTGATGAAAAAAGAGCAGCCTCTGATACACCTGATAATTGTCTTGTAATGGCCTGTGTGCCTACAGAAAAGTTTGTAAGTTTATTTGTAGTTGCTACAAGCGCTGCACCAAGCTCCTCAGACTTATCAGTTAACCTATTTATTGCTGCTTCAAAACCAAGTGTAAAAGCTTGTTCAAGAAAACCAGGTTCAGAGCTTGGTGGATTGATAGCTGGCATTTTATATTATGTCCTATTTATTATCTATTCTTATAGATAGAAGATAATGGCATATCAGTTCCAATACCATAACTTGGATCAATAATTTCTTTGACGCTTAGATCTTTTTGAATTCTTTCGACAAACCATTTTCTATATGTTAATGGCATACGACGAATCTCTTCATATGAGATTTTTAATCTATTCATTAAAAAATAAAATTGTTCTAGTATGTCAACTCTATTTTTATCACTTAGGCCAAAAGAAGGTGGCACCCAGCGGTAGTCCTATCTTGGATATTGTTGAGCATGATTGACATGTTGATTCAACACTCATGTCAATACCGGGTTCGTGATTGCTAATATATGATCTAATTGCGCGACTATCACCAGCTGGCATTGAACGAATAAATCCGATAATTTTATTTCTGTCATAAATACCGTCAATTGATAAAATTTGATTTTCAAGCATTGACGTGATTAAACCTTCAACTTTTATATCTGGCATTAGTTTTTTCTTTCGATTTGCAGTAATAGAATTTTCATGTTCACTTCTAACAGATGAAAACTTAAATGTAATATTCTTTTTTGTTATTGGCAACTTAAATTCAAATTCATTCTTGCCTTGTGCTATTGGTGAAATTTTAAGACGTTGAATTTCAAGATCAGATAAGTCAAATGTTTGTTCATTGACAACAGAACATGTTGAACATGTTACGTCAGCACAATAAGAAGATCCGTATCCAGTTATTCTAATTGCAACAAGTAGTGAATTTCTATCACCTAAAAGTAGATCATCTGGATCAACACTTTTATCAATTAAGCAGCTCTTAATTAAGTGAGTAATAACAGTGCCCTCTTTAAGAAGAGCACGACTCATAATAATATCTTCTTCCTGCGCAGTCATTGCCTTTATTTGAAGTGATTCCTTGTTATGAAGTGGATTTCCTTTTGGGTAAAGAATTCCTGCTGAGGGTAAAGGAATTTGCTCGACTGGAACTGTCCATCCAAAAAAATCTTGATTTAGACTTGCTTGTGGAAGATTTTGTTCTAAATCTTGTTTTTGTGGTGCTATGTTTTGCTTGTTTGGCATTTGCTAATCCCTTATCAATCGTAAAGAATATTTTAAGAATGTTAATGATAGATTCAATTAATTGTAAAATTTAAACTAGAATAACTGTATAATTATATTCATATAGAGCTCTAAATGCTAATTGAAGAAAAGCGTTTGCGTCGCATTATTAGAAAAAAGCTACTAGAAGTGTCAGATACCACCTTGACATATGAACCTCAATTCGATACCAGTATAAATTATAAATCAAGTGGTACTAGTCCGTATGCAGCCGAGAAGGGAGCAAAAGGCCTGAAACCGCTGCAGCTCGCCACTTATATTGCTCATCGCGTAATATTTGATGCAACTCAAGATGGCGCAAGAGAAGTAGCACTTGGAAATGTAGATGTTTTTGAATTTACTACATACTGGGGTCTAAATAAAGCACAGAAAGAAGCAACTCTTGATATTTTAGGATCTGCTGGTGATGCTTTTACATTTGCATCCGCAGCATTTCCTCCTGCCGCTATTATTCCTATTTCAATTGGTATTGTTTCTGCTGCTCTAAAGTTCTCAGATGAAGACGTGGAGGGTGGAATTATTGAGCTTCTTGGCTCAGTCCTTATTGGCGCACTTGTTACTGGACGAGTGGCTGAGAAGCTTGGGGAGCTTGTATTGAAGCATCTAGGCTCTGCTGCTTTGTCAGTCTTTAAAATAAATCCTAAAAATTTTTTAAAGGCCTTAATGACAGAAGGTGGATTATCTTTAATGCCTGAACTTAGACTAGCTATGTCTGCGATTAAAGGCAGTGGAGAAAAGGCTGCATCTGCTACTGGGCAGTTTACAGCTCGTGCTATTTCGTCATTATTTAAGGGTATAAACAATCTCTTTTTTGGACAAGTAGATAAGGATATAGCATCTGCATTTACAAAAGCAAATCGAAATGATCTATACAGCAAATATCTAAATTTACAGAAACTCGTACTTACAGATGAAAATACTGTACAAGCATCACTTCTGACTGCAATGAATAAAATAGAAACTTTAGATTCACCTGGCTTAGTTATCTAGAAATAGCTTATGTTAGCTTTATTGAAGAATAATATAATTTATATTAGTATAAAATAAAGTTGCCATGATGTATATACATCATGGCAAATAGTCAATTCAAATAGAACTAGTGCGAATATCAGAACTGTAAGACACAATTGTCAAATCTTAGTGAAAGTGTGATATCAACTGGCTCATCACTATTATAATCAACACCGTTAAAGTTTGCAGATGCTATAAAAGCACCTTTTATATCCCAGAGCTCTACTACAGTGCCTATAGGGTCTAACATCTTTAATTGGCAATCACGCTTGTAAAAATCTGCGTAACCACTTCTTGCTGATACTGATTCATGATGTGTTCTAATCCATTCCATAACCTGTTGTGCTCCAGACGGTGCAATAGGATCGTGTAATGTAATAGAGATTGGATCAAACTCTAATTTTCCAGAAATATATCTCTGTGTGTTCATCCAGGGAATTTTCTTTTCTCCCATTTTAAATGATGGCCTAGCAGCAGTTTTGATAATAAATGCATCTATGCCTTCAATTCCGAATATCCAGCGGTGTTTACGCTTTGGTTCGAATTTATTTGGTAGCATGTCTGTTACTGAAAGTGTCTCTGCCATTTGATACTCCTAAAACAAGTGTTACAAATCTATATATGATATTTTTAAGTTTTTAATGAAAAAATATGAATACATAACTATATGATATAACGGGTGTATTTATGCAAAAAAAATGTCCTGTCTGCGATTATTCATCTG